TTTAAGGTTTTTGGGTGAGGGATGTATATACTTTAATGTATATATTGGAATGGTTATAATGAGTAGCGGTTTTGAAAGCGTATATTGTTAATGGTGGTATTTTTCTAACATCTTGAAAGTTCGGTATGTCGCTTGCTATCGGTTTTTGTGCTCGGACTTTAATAACTTTCTAAATATAATAATGGACCTAGTTATAACAGATTTATAACGATCTATCATATTTGCAGGTATTAATCATGATAAAACTAACCCCAGCCGCGAAAGACACAATACGCGCGAACTCCTTCAAATCTGCGAGAGAGATAGCCGAGCTAATCCTACAGAAACATGGGATAGTAGTAAGCCAAGCATATATTAAAACTATTATAAAAAATGCTGAATCAAAGACAACCGACACAACCGAACTCGTAATCTCCGAAATAGAGAACAATATCGCCGAGTTTGTCAACGACAAGACAAAAGAATACTTAATAAGTCTTGAAGATAACATTAGAAATATAGAAGAGAGGTTGGCTGAGCCGGGCCTACCAAACGACGAATTTATAAAATTGTCCAAATTGTTGTCGGATCAGGTTAAAGCCCTGCTATCTATGAAGGGCAATGAAAATATAAACAGTAATAGTAATCGCCCTAATGTGAACTTTAATGTATCACTTGACAGCCTGCTCGACTCATACGCAAAATACAAAGCCGATAACAATAACAAACAAGAAATAAAAGATACTGAATACAAACTTATTTGATAAGTTGGTGAGGTGCCTCACATCGCGAGTCCTGGGCCATCACTACCGTCAACTGTGCGCGCGCCAGGGTAAGAGGCGGGCCAATACTGCGCGATGTAAATGTAAATCGCTGCGGCGATTTACTGATTATAGTTTTAGTTTTATGATTGATTTTCTATTAGAGTTTTAATTATTATGTGATTATTATTTTATTGGTTTGAATATCTTGCAAATGTATATTTAGAAAGTCATGGCAAAGTTTAAATAAAAAGAAAAAAGAAAAAAAAGTTTTTATAAAATTATTTTTATAAAAAATTTAGAGCTAGGAAAATTTGGGTACCATGATTTTTAGTGAACGGTGCGCAGTGATTGACACCTCCACAAAAAAATGAACAAAAATAAAAGGTTTTATAAAAATATTAATATATTAATCATATTCACCAACCCAACCAATTAATTATCAATATAACAATCCCACATACTATAAAATTCCGGCCCGCAGATATCCGCAGATCCGCTCATATACTTTTTGCCATCCATATCAAATCTCTCAAGAGTAATAACATATCTATCCAAATCCTTGTACAACCTAACCTCCCCCTCTACCAGCTCCAACATACTTCCTGGAAACCACATCCCACAATTTTCAAGAAGATAATGCGTTCCACCATCATATTCAATTATATCAATCTTACCAACATATTTATCAATATTTCCATCTATACCAATCTCATTAAAATCTTTACGTGTCAAGGTGCTCAAAATTCTTACCCTATCCCCAACCTTAAATTCACTGTATGGCATACTTTTACCTCTCCAAATCCAATCCTTCAACAGTTTCACCCAACAACTTTCTTGTTTCCATTGTGATATCTTTATCGATATGCCAAATAGTTTCCATTTCCATATTACACATATACGCCCTATACAAATAAATAGCTTTCCCCCGGAGATAACATATGTTAACCGATCTCGAAAAAGAAATACTTCAAAAAACGATCTGGGACAACCCATACATCCCAAAAGACCACATGCCCTTCCCAAAACAGATAGATGCCCTCCTCGACTTCCGAAAAGAACTGCTATTCGGGGGTTCGGCTGGGGGCGGAAAAGGGAACATACTTTCATCTAAAATAGTAACACCTTTTGGACAAAAAACTCTTGAAAATATTACTATTGGAGACAGCATTTCAAATCCTGATGGTTCTATACAAAAAGTGATTCATATATATGAACTAGGTGAACAAGATACATATGAAGTATCTTTTATGGATGGTGCAAAAACCACCGTGACACTAGATCATATATGGTTAGTAAACTTGTCTGGTAAAAAATTAAAAGCTGCGCGAAAACAAATTGATCAAGAATCAGGCGAGTTTGAAGAAACTACTACTAAAGCAATATTAATGACCACTGAACAGTTAATAAATCATTTAAATAAATGTAAGATAGACGAATTGAGTGGTAAACGTCCTAATTGGCCCCTCATACCACTAACAACTCCCGTCCAATTCACATTTAATGAAAATAGATGGGGTAATAAATGGCCTATAGATCCATACATATTAGGGTTATTGATCGGCGACGGATCGATCCATCAAGGTATCTCCATATATACAAACGATTCGGAAATAACTAATAGTGTAATCGACTGGACAAAATCATATGGTATATCATATAACCTAGATATAAAGCCTGACAAAAATGGACATAGCATAGTATTTTCAAAATGCGCAAAATTGCATGAAGATCTAGACCACCTCAAACTAAGCAATACCTACGCACACAATAAATTTATTCCGAGTAATTACAAACTAGCTCCACTCTATATAAGATGGGCTATAATACAGGGATGTTTCGATACTGATGGATACGTAGATTCAAGAGGACATTGCTCATATACAACGATCTCAAAACAGTTAGCTGAAGATGTTCAATGGATTCTAAGATCGCTAGGATTTAAATCAACTATTACCTCAAAAATATCAACATATACTCACAATAACGAAAAAAAACAGGGTCAACTCGCATATACTGTAAATGCTATTGGAAACAATACTAAAAACCTCTTCAGACTCACTAGAAAGCAAGATCGATGCAAAGATGGTATAAATGGGGGAGATATAGCTAAACGTCGAATAGTTGACATTAAAAAGGTTGGACGAGAACCATGCCGTTGCATAAAAGTAGATAATCCAAACGGTTTATATCTAGTTGATGACTTCATTGTCACCCACAACTCCGACTACCTCCTCATGGCGGCCCTCCAATTCGTAGAACAGCCCAACTACAACGCTATCATATTCCGCCGCACCTACTCCGATCTAAGCCTGCCTGAAGGCCTCATACCCCGCTCCCACGAATGGCTAACCCACACCCCCGCCCAATATAAACAAGACCTCCACCAATGGTTATTCCCCTCTGGAAGTACCTTAACATTTGGATACCTAGAATCAGAATCCCACATATACAGGTACAAGTCGGCTGCTTTCTCTTTTATAGGATTCGAAGAACTAACAGAGTTCCCAATCGAACGCTTTTACACCTACCTATTTAGCAGAATGCGTAAACCAACCGACTCCAAAATCCCCCTCAGAATGCGCGCGACCACTAATCCAGATGGCCCCGGCGCTGAGTGGGTATACGAGCGATTCAAGCCCGACGACCCCCAGCCCTTAGAGAATGGTCGCCGGTTCTTAAGCTCTAAACTCTATGACAACCCCCACATCGACCAGGAAAGTTACATCGCTAACCTGGAAGAAACCGATCCCGTCACCAGAATGCAACTCCAAGAAGGTGTATGGCGGGTCAAAAAATCGGGCAACAAGTTCAAGCAGGAGTGGTTCGACCGCTGCTACATCAACGAAGAAGACGTGCCCGAAGAAGGCATCACGGTCCGATATTGGGATCTGGCTGCCACCGAACTCAAGCCGGGTACCCGGACCAACAATGATCCCGACTACACGGTAGGCGCAAAAATCCGCCTCTACCAAAACATCTACTACATAATGGATATAAGGCGGGACCGGCTCTCGCCCGGTAAACTCGAAGAATACATCCAAGAAACCGCCGAATTCGACGGCCCCGACACCATAATATACCTGGAACAGGAGCCGGGATCGTCCGGCAAAATAATGACAGACGATTATATACGGAGGGTATTAAGTGGATATGCAGCCTTTAGTGACCGTCCCACGGGTCCAAAGGAAGCGCGTGCTAACGTTTTTAGCGCGGCACTCTACAACGGCATGGTGCGTCTTGTGCGTGCTCCTTGGAATAAACCGTTTGTTACGGAATGTTGTCTCTTTCCTACAAAAGGTGTACATGATGATCAATGTCTCATCAAAGGAACAAAAGTAGCTACTATATTTGGTAATAAAAATATAGAAGATATTAAAATAGGTGACATACTGCTAACTCCGGGCGGAACCAGTAAAGTTACATGGTCTGGGCAAACTGGTAATAATTTCGTAATCACTAATAAAGGATTAACTGGAACCTTTGGACACAATGTTTTCGATAAAGAAAATGGTTTTATACCATTACTTACACATGATGTATCATCGAGGATTGATACGATATGTGTTGTGAACCAAATACGTTGGATCGCCCGGAAACTGTGGTATTCAATGGAATATTGTACAGACTCATGGGAACGAAAAGATATTACCTTAGCCAGTCAACTTCCAATGCAGGAAGAAAAGGTGCTAAAGGACTGCATGTTGCCATTTATGAGTTTCATACGGGTCAAACAGTACCAAAAGGCCATGTTGTACATCATAAAGATGGCAACCCTTTCAACAACTCAATTGATAATCTTGAGTGCATGGAAAAGCGGGAACATTGCAAACTTTATAAATCAAAAGATCCAGAAAAACAAGCTAAACATCTTGCAGAAATTAGGCCAAAAGCCGCCGAATGGCATAAATCAGAAGAAGGACGTGCTTGGCATAAAGAACACGCAAAAAGTACCCTCAACCACGAAAAAAGGTTTGAAAGAACATGTTTGGTATGTAGTAAAGAATTTAAATCATCTGTTAGTACTGCCAAATATTGTTCAAAAAAATGTGCAAGATCAGCACGTTGGAAACGAGAAAAGGCAAATGGATACAATGAAAAACGCCGAGAAAAACGAAAACTTAGGCAAACAACCAGTGTATAACCTTACAACTGAACCGTCTCACACTTTTTATGCAAATAATGTTTTAGTTAGCAATTGTGACGCTGTAAGCTCAGCAATTGGTAGACTTCCAAGAGCAAAAAGGTGGAAAAATGGTAATATTGGCGAAATAACAACATTTAATCCTATGGCCCAGGATATGGACTTTGACACTGGCGACCTCAAAATAGAAGATGATGGAATAGAAGAATTTTTTTAGGAAGTGATTAGTAGTGAATTATCAAGAATTTATAAAGGCAGCCGTAAATCGCAACAGCGATTTACCCATTACTATAGAAGCAACCGCACCAACTGTAGATCGCCGTGACGATTTACCCACTATAAATTCTTGTGCGGTTGCTACTCAATTCGCGGCTGAATCAAAAAAACCGGCTGAAACCGGCCTAGAGTTCACCCAAGAAGACGAGTTTGAAGACCCAAAAAACATCACCGCCCAAGACGTCCGAGCAATATGGGACGAACCCATCCTCCGGGCCACCGTCACCAAACTCCAAAAGTTCATTTTCGAGGGGGCCGAACTCCTTGTAGTCCCTCCCGATGAAATAGCCAACAAAGTGAAAAAGGAAGAGCTAGAAGAAACGCAAACTATGGTAGAAACCATCGATAACTACGCAATAAAAACGCTAGTGCGGATGGAACGGGCCTGGCTCGACAAAAAGCGATACGGAACCAAACTGTTTGAGCGATTGGACGGTCAAATCCCCGGCATATCAACCTCTTATAAGGGGCCAGTCGTCTTCAAATCACTCCCAATGCACTCCTTCGATACTACACCCACCCCACTTACCGACACCTCAAAATACGTAACGGGTAAAATACTAAAAGGCATCGTATTCGATCTGAACACCTTCGAAACTAGTTATTGGCAGCGCCAGACCGATTATGGCGAACCAATCCAACTAAAAAATGAAAACCTACTTGTTATCAAAGACGAAAATAGCGAATATGTTGATGGAGATTCTGTCTTCGTAACTCTTGTCCCACTCATCAAAAAGCTAACATTCGTAGATAAATGCTTGATGAGGAGTGCAATGCGGACGGGAGTTCCCAACCTCGACGTCATAATAAAAGAATTTAGAGGGGAGGCGGCCCCGATCAACGCGGATGCCTGGGATTTAAGAAAAGCCTACATGGAAGGTCGTAAAATCGGCCAAAATTGGTCGAATAGTACGGTATTGACCCACCCTGACTGCATAGAATTGAAGCCTATGGAGTGGGGCAAGATGGGCATGGACCCCATAAAAGTAGTAAATTTCTTCAACGAGCGAATACTCTACGCACTAGTGCCTCGCGACTTCACCGAAAACAAAGGAATAGCAATAAGTCAAACGGGCACATCAAGCCTCGATATGCTTAATTTATGGGCGCGGGGCGAACAAACCGAAATAGAGCGGCCATTTCTGGCAGAATGGGACCGAATACTCGCATTGAATGGGAAAGAAGGTTGGCGAGTTGAGATAGTTTGGCGCGAAATGACACCCGATTCCGGCCCGGAGATCTGGAACCGGGTGCGAATCGCGCGGGATGTTGGAGTGTTCACCCCCGATGAAATACGGGAAATCGCGGGGTATCCACCTTTAACTGAAGACCAACGAGCGGAGATAGCAAGGATACCGGCCAAAGGATCGAACCCCGGTGATAAGGTTGATTTTGGCTCCAACAATGGCACGGATGATCGGGCGGATGTGGGGCCGAATCCACCCCCGGCCAGTTTCAACGACCCCGACAAAAAGATAGACGGTACTCCGCAATAACGCGATAAAAAGGATAGCCGGGAAGTGGGGGCTAAAAACGATTAATCTTTTTTAGATCGTTGAATACATATTTTCCACCCTATTCCATGAAGTCTAATGATCTCAATATTTTCATCATATGTAGAAGCATCTTTATATCCTATACTAGAATAAAATTGCTCCATTTCATACATATCCATCGGAAAGTTATAAATTAAATATTCTTTTATAGTTTCATATTTTCCGATGACATTCTTCACATCACATGGTTTATAAGGAAGCTTATCATCTATGATATTGAAATAATATTTGTCCCATGTTTTCTCTAGTATATCAAGTGCTTCCGGTGGGACTTCAATATGTCCTAAATTGCAATTTGTAACTTGGATTATTGGATAATAATCGTCTGGCCTATCACACTCACTGGCCTTTTCACAAAAAATTCCAGTTACCATACCAATTGACCCATATTCCTCATAAGGAAAATCGGCTGGCCCTCGATAACAAATAGCCCCATTCATAGATTTGATGTACATCGGAGGTACACGAACTAATCTAACTTTTTGAAGCAATTTCACATTTTCAAGTTTCATTTTAGTCACATTTTCTCCATTTTGTCAATAAATCTGTTTATTTGGTCACGAAGTGTTGATGATTTCATACCATCACACCACTTAAACTCTAATTTATGAGAAATCCCAGTAGTTTTCATAAAGATATATTAGGTGGGTATGGTATTTAAGGATTACGAATGGGTATAATATGGCGAGTAATAAATTAATTAGGTTTGTTGTTACGGTCGATGAAGAGACCTACAAGGCGTTAGTGAAGTATCAAGTTGATAATAAGTTGACACGGGATAATGCGTTGAAGGCTATTATAAAAAAATATCTGATGCAAAGTGGGGACGATGTAACGCCTATTCCAGCGCCAGAGCCATCCCCCAATACCTATGATGTTGATGTGAAGATTGTGGGGGGTAATGTGAGGGTTATGGCGGGCAATAGGGTGCTCGCGATGGTGCCAGCCGGGTCAGATATGAGTTGGGCGTTTAAGACTGCGATTGATGCGGTCCCGGCGAATGGAACGCTAGGGATTGGGCCGGGCACGTTTGAGATGAGTGCGCCATATGAGTTTGCGTTGAATGCAGACGGGGGCAATGTGTTTTGGTCGGCGTTGCCAATAATTGATAAGTCTTTTCATATTTATGGGGCGGGTGTGGGCAAGACTGTGCTAAAGTTGTTGCCAAACCAGCGGAAACCTGGGCATCATGTTGCGATGATGATTATCCGGGGGAGTGGGCCAATGGGCCGGGGGTACTCCGGGTTTACGGTCGCCAATTTGACAATGGACGGTAACCGAAATAACCAGGTTACATCAGCAACTTGTCATGATGGTGAGGGACTGATTTTGGTGGGGTCGCAAAGGACGGGCGGTTATTTCTATAATTTGGAGCTGAAGAATTCGTGGGGCGCGGGGCTTTATTTGGGCAATAATGGGAGCGGGCCGGGCGCGAATGAGCGGGTTCAGGGCGTGAGTGCGGCTGATTGTGTGGGGCAGGGTATTATGCTCGACACTAATAAGGATAGTAAGGTAGTGGGGTGTAAGGCGGTTAGGTGCGGGGAGGGCCTGGTTTTGAACGGGAACGATGATTTTATGACCAGGGCCAATGATGTCGTGAGTGTGGACGGGTTTGTAACCGACAGTCAGGTTACAGTGTGGCAAGTTAATGACTTCGTAATAAATAATCTTAATATGGACTGCCGCGCTGCGCGGCAGTCTTACGGATTCGTTGTGAGGGATGGGTGCGGGGTGCTTACCAATTCGAAGTTGGTTAATGATGTGGGGAAGACTAACTCGACGGGTGGGGCGACGTATGTGTATAGGGATTCGAAGTTGTTGATTAGGAAGTGTGAACTTGAGGGGTATTTCGGGGTGCATGCGATAGGGAAATCGTGCGTAGAGATTGAGGGGAGTGTGGTGCGCGCGCCGGGGGGGTGTTATGCCATGACGGATGTTGACCCGGTGGAGAGTATTATTATTGTGAGGGGGTGTAAGTGGTCGGGCAAAAAGTTGGCGATCCAGGATGGGGCGAACTTGATAGAAGAGTAAATCGCCACAGCGATTTACACTCGTAAGGTATTTAAGGGTGGGGGTGTATAGTGGGGGAGTGGTGAAATTGTATGGAAAAATGGGATAGTTATAGTGTGGTAATTGAAGATGTTGGGATGTTTCCATTATCGTATAGTTTTTGTGGCTCGAATATGATGATTGTTGATGTTGAGTCGGAGAAGTTTGAGGTAGTGGAAACTTGGATACGGCATTGTCATCCGGGTAAGTGGCGCGAAGTGATGGATCATTTTGTGGCCGGGTACAGGTTGAATACGTATGAGAATGATGGGCGGATGAGAATCGAGAAGTTGAGTGGGTGTGTATATCGTGTTACGATGGAGAAGAAAATAAAGAATGTGGAGCGGGCGTGTGTTGAGTGTAAACATTATTTGCGTAGTTATGATCGTTTCGGAAGGATAGCGATGTGTAGGAGGTTGCAAAGTGAGGAGTATGATTTGATCTGTGGTGGAACGCAATTCGTGGGGCCAATGTTGGAGTGTAAAGTAGAACGAGAGTTGGTGGAGCGGAGTATGCGGAAGAGGCTGTGGATTGGTAGTGATATTTGTGGGAAAGAGGGGAAATATTGGGTGGAGAAATAAGTAAATCGCAACAGCGATTTACACTAGTATTTAAAGTTTTTGGAATTTTTGATTTTTTTAGATTATTAACGATATTTTTTTGTGGTTTTTACGGGTATTGTCGGTGTAACGAAAGGTTTATATAGGTGGAAGGCTTAACTAATATTCATACAGAGTCCTATATATATTTGTTCTCATGAAACTTTTGTTAATAAATGAGTGCACATCTTTGAAGTTTGTAATCATTTTGTAAATTTTTGTTTTTTATTCTTTTCATATGTAGTATTTCTAAAAAACTTAAACGTTTTATTAAAACTTTTTTTCTTTGACAATGTTTGAAAATAAAAGATTAATATAATTTAAACATACGTTATAATGAAAAAAGTTTTTGTAAACCCTCGCATCATATATAAATGAAGTATTGTTGTATTTTTATATTTACAATATGTGGTGGATATTTAGTAAATACTCAACAGTGATGGAAAATGCGAAGCATTTTCCTTAATATATTATTTTTTATTTTTTAATTTTGGGTCAAAAGTTGAGATTTTTGATCAGGGGTGTCGATATTTTGGGAGTTTTGGAAGGTTTTTGGGGCGGTTTTATCGACTATTGTAGTAAATTGCGTCTAGTGATGTTGATTGTGTATGTCGCGGACTTATAGGGTGTATAATGTGGATAGGAGATTTCCAGGATTTGATAATTTAACCCGTTTTGGTATCGGCATGATAGTGTAGAAGTGCGTAAGCACTCCAATCAAGATTTTAGGTACAAAGAGAAGCAGTATTTTAAAATGTTTGGTGAGTGCCTTGTGAGGTCGAAAGATCGGGGGTGGAGGACTTGGTAAGTGGGGTTAGGATTTTGGGCAATCCTGTTGCTGGCTTTCGGGCCGAAGGTCTCTGGGAGGGGGCAAACTTTGTAAATTTTTTAGAAGAGTGTGAGAGGGAGAGGTTAGAGTTGAGGGAGCGAATGAAAAAGGAGAGGGAAGAGAGGGGATTGCTCTAGGATTAGTTGTGGGGTTGTTTGTGGGTAGTTAGTATTGGTAATTGATTAGTGGTTCAGTTTATGATTAAAGTGGCTCTATGGGGCTATTATGGGCCTTGTAGAGAACGTTGTAAGTTGCCGTGGCAACTTACTTACGGAGGTCGATCTGTTTGGAAATTGCTGTTGATTCGATGGATGTTGTTGAGTTTTTGGGGAGTGGGGGGAGTGGTGGTGGGGTTGTTAAGGTGCCCATTACTGTTATTGCGGCGGGTGTTGCTAATGGGGCGCTGAGGGACCGCGAGGCGGTTAAGAAGAGTGTGCCATTTTGGAATGTTCCTATTATACAGGAGAAAGTGAGGGGAGTGGATGATCATCCTCCTGAGAAGATTGTTACGTGTCGCAAGCAGATCGTGGGGCAGGTGAAGAATCCAGTTTGGGATGAGGAGGGCGGGAAGATACGGGCTGAGGCTTGGTTTAGTGATGAGCTTGGGTCGCCTCCTGAGCTGATGGAGTTTGTTAGAGGCGGTGGTAAGCTCGGGGTCAGCGGGGCTTATTTTCATGAGACTGTTGATGAGAGTGGCGAATTAGACGGTAGTGAATATAGTCGTAAATATTATAATTTGGTACCGAATAATTTGGCTATTGTTGAGTATCCAGCGTGTCCTGTTGGGACATGCGGAATTAATGTTGAACATGATGAAGTTAAGGAAGTGAAAATTATGGATAAAGAAATGGCTATTGATATGGAAGAATTGGTCAGTCTGAGGACTGAGAGCGCGACTGCTAAGGTGGCTGCTGCTGAGAGTGAGAGAATCAAGAAAGAGCTTGGCGAGAAGGTAGTGGCAGTGGAGGCTGAGAAGGCCAAGATTGCTGCTGAGAGAGATGAGCTGGTTGCTAAGTTGGCTGAGGTTACGGCGGAAAGAGATGGGCTTAAGGCTAAGGTTGAGGCCGCTGCTGTTGAGGCTAAGAAGCAGGAGTTTCTGAGTAAGTTCCCAGTTGAGAATAGGGTAGCTGCGGAGAGTGAGCTGCTGGGAGTTTATATGGAAGATCCGGCCAAGCTGATAATTGAGCATGGTAATAGGTATGCGGAGTTGCTTGTGAGCAAGGTACCGCAGGCTGCTAAGGAGTCGGCTAAGGAGTTTGTGCCGGAGCCGGATGTGGAGAGTCAGGAATGGTCGGCAATGGGATTTCCTACCGAGAAAGAGATTGCCGGTATGTTTGGTGTAGAGATTTAGGTAAGGAGTGATTTTTTATGGCAGTTATAATGGATAATGGTGTGCTTCCAGCTAGCAAGGATTGCGCGGCTGAGGTTATTTATGAGGGTAAAGTTTACAAGTATGATAGTTCTGGAAGAATGACGGTTATTACTGGGAAGACTGATTTGGCACAGGCAGTTGCTATTTGCTCTTCTTATAAGGCAAATGGTGATGCTAAGACTATGGCAGCAGGAGAAGGTCATCCTTTCGCTATGATGGGTAGTAATATGCTCGTTCATTGCTATTCTGGTATCAGTGAAACTTATACTGATGGGGATATTGTGTATTTGCATGATACTGTAGATGGTGCCGTAACTACATCTAGTAATAGTTCTGTGGCTATTGGAACTTATGAGGGTATGAGCAAGTTGGCAACTACTGCTGTGGGCGATTTGGTTGCTGTTAGACTGAATAGAGCACCGGGTGCGCTGCTTTAAATTGTTTTATTTTTTGGAGGTAATTAATTATGACAAGTGCTAACGCTGATAAAATGGGTTCGATGAATATTGGAAATCTGGGTACTTTTCTTAGAGGATATTTTGAGAAGAACCGGACTGTTTATGAGATGGGTGTACAGAAGATGGGATTTTTGGGCGGGGTGTTCCCAACCAGGACTCTTAGTATTCCCAAGATTGAGTTAAGGTGGCAGGCTGGTGTAGCTGGTCGCATGAATGTTGCGCTGGATGCCCCGGTTGAGGATTCCAGATGGGAAATGAAAGAGACTAGCAAGGAGTTGACCTGGGATAAGTTTGCGTTCACTATCACTGATAGTGCGACTGACGCAATCGCCGTTAACAATATGCTGAGAACTGGTATTAAGAACTCTGCTAATTATTTTGCAGCTCTGAGGGATTATAGGATTATTACTGAGCTGAGGGCGAAGAACAATACCAATTGTACCCATAATGCGGATGCTGTGTGGACGGACTCGGCGGCCCAGGTTGAAGAGGATATTATACAGGCCATTCAGGGTATTGTGCAGTATTCCGGTGGGTTGAACCCTGAGACGGCCAGTTTTGGAGTTATTTATCCGGCCAAGGCTATGATGGGTCTGGATGCGCTGGGCCTGATTGGGAACGTGCAGATGACCGTTAAGGAGTATCTTAAGAAGACCTGGAAGATTAACTTTTATCCGTATTCGCCTGCTAAGTTTGGGTCTGATGGGGCGGAAGTTGTTGATGTAAAGAATGATACCAGCTCGGATGCCCTGGGCACTAATGCGGTGGTGTTTGTGGAGGGTGAAGATACTCTTGAGTGTGGGCAGTATTATGGTAGTGGTATTAAGATGAGCGAGACTACCAGGATTCACGATGTGGGGTATAAGACGACCCTGCGCCATTCGTTTGGATGCTTGGCTAAGCCTCTCTATGATGATATCACATTTACTACGCCGCTTATTTACGAGATTGGTAATGTTACAACTTGATAAATTAGTGTTACGTGGAATTTGTGTAGGGCATTTAGAGACATTTTAATTTTTTGTGTGTATATGTATTGTTTTTTGGTTAAAGTGTCTCTATGGGCCTATTATAGACTTTTAAATTGATTTTATGAGGGGTGTATATGAGAAAGTTTATTGTTGGTTTGTGTATGCTTATGATAATGGTATCCATTGGTAGCGGATATTGGTGGGATACCGAGAAGATATTGCAGGGCAGACAAATGTTGGATACGGGTGCGCCGTGGTTTTCTGATGATGCTGTGATGTATTTTGGAGATGATAAAGATGCGTCCATTGGATTTGTTAGTGCGTCTGGGACTTTGGACGTAAGTGGGGCTATGAATATGTCCACTATGGCTGTGGGTGTAAACGCTAGTACTACTAATAATACAGTGCTAACTTCTTCCAGCACTAAGACGGTATATGATATTAATGCATCTGCTGCAAATGTTACGCTGACGCTGCCGGATGCTGCGACTGTACCGGGCCGAATGTACTTTATTTCGGTGAGTGGTGATCCTAAGGCAAATTACGCGAGGATTAATGCCACTGGTGGAGATACCATTAATGCCAATAAGTATTTGGTGTCTACTGAACAGTGGAGTACTGCTGTGATTGTGGCTTCTAATGGGGCTTATAGGGCGTTGACTAACGGGACTTGGTTAGCTCATGCTTGAGTAGCCCGTTTTTATTTTTTGTTTTTAGGCGATTATATGGCACGAAGAAAGAAGAAAGTTAGTGTTGAAGATGTGGATGAGTATCTGGTTGATATGAATCCTGCTGTTCTTGATAGTGATCCCATAATGAGGGGCAAATTGAGGGTAGGGACGAAGGTTGTTGTGGTGTTGCCTAAGTTTAGTCGGGCGCTGAAAGATATGCAGCGTGAGCAGTTTAAGAGTGGGAAGGTTGAGAAATTTGGGCAGATTATGTTGGACGATGGTAAAATTTTAAATATTAATGAGAGTTATGTGCTGCCGCTGACTTTTGAGATTAAGAAGTTGCTCAAAAAGGGTATTTTGATGGGCGGCATGAAACTCAGGTAGTGATTTTTTTAGTAGTCGTCACTTGTGATGACTACTGCCATATCGGAGGTAGGAGGTTAAAAATATGGCACTACATAAAGTACAAATAATGGCTAGAGATACAAGTACAACTAAAGAAGATTATATAAATTTAACTGATCATAAATTAGCGGTGGATATTGGAACTGATCTTGGTACTATGCAGGCAGACATAGCCCACATGAAAGCCGATCTTGCGGCTATCTTAGCTATCCTGGAGAGCTGATTATGGGATTCTTGAATCGTCTTCCTGCACGGCAGGACAGCTACTACAATCGCAACCGGATGTGGAAGAACAAGGGCAGCGATACGGCAGCCAATCGCAGAACTCTGGTCAGCCCTAGCCACATGCTCGTGAACATTGGTGGAGCCGGTGCTCATGCCTACGAGTGTGCAGCGGCCATAGAGCTGGACCTGAACGAATCCTGGGTCTGGGATACTCAGACGCCCACAGACTATACAGTAGCGGCCAACCGTGCAGGCAAGGACTTCTACATATATGCTTGCGTTCCAAGCAGCGGTTTCTCTCCGATACTGGTTTTGAGTGCTGCAACCACCTACCCGGCTGGCTACACCGCAGACAATAACCGCAAGATAGGGTGTTTCCACTGCGAATGTGCGGATGTGGGCACGATCTCCGGTCATCCCCTCACAGACTACCTGGCAGGAGATATCATCCCTCGGTCTATCCAAGATCTCAAGCACCGGCCATATGGACGCTTCCTTCCTGGTTTTGCCTGGGGAGGGCCGACCGATTTCGACAGCCTGAATTATGCGCCTCTGTGGGCCTCGATATACCACCTCTCCGGCACAGGAGCATCTATCGCATCAGTATTCGGAGCTGCCGTGACTGTCTCTCGGAATTTCTACGATTTCGCAGACGACCTGAAAAATATAGGCGCTAGGATGATGACAGACTGGGAGTTTGCGCAGCTCCACAGTGGCACGCCAGAAGAGACGAATATCTACGGGGGCGCGAATCCGACGACCGTTGGCGGACATGTGGATACTGCATCCAGAAGGATCGTCTCAAACATTGGCTTGGAGGACATGTCCGGAGTCTGGTGGACTTGGCTCCAGGATCAGCAGAGCTACATAGCCGGAGGGGATTATGCCGCAGCAATTGTGTTCAGCTACGAGAATATCAGCGGGACAAGAGGTTCCCATTACGGTCAAGGAACATACCAGGCACAGGCAGCGGTTGTTGCGGGCGGTTCTTGGAATGGTGCGGCGATTTGCGGTTCGCGGGCGCGGTCTGCGACTTATCGGCGGTCGCATCCGAGTTTGTATATCGGTTGCCGCGCAGTCGCGGAGCCACAGTAGTCGTTATTCATGAGGTCATAAAAATGAGAGGATACCCAAACGGCCCGCTAACCAAGCGGGATTATGAGAACCTGCTCAGCATGCCCGAGTATGCTAAACAGGCGAAGGAAGATCTGGCAAGACTTGCAGCAATCGATGACACAAAGATCACCGTTGACCAGGGCACGGAAAAATCGCCAAAACTAATGGAGATAGACAACCCAATGCCCATGTGGAAACGAGCCGGGTTCAAGGACAAAGATGAGCTACTGAAGCTGGCAAAAACGGCTGAATGATCTGGCAATTGGCAAAATCGTCACCGGGCAGATCAGCATCGATGACCAGATCACAGCTCTGAGAAAGCAGATAGGTGCCTTATCGGAGGCTGCCAAAGTTCCTCTCGACAAGGACTTTCAGGCTCTAGAGGATTTGGTCGAGGCCGAGAAAGCCAAGAAGGAAAAGAAAGTTGTTGTTAAAAAGAAAGTTTAAATATTATAAAGTATAGTAGTTGGATGTGAGGTGCAATATGATGAAAAGTTTGTGGTTGGTATTGTTGGTTGTGGTTGGTTTGGTTAGTATGGGTGCTGCATCCAACTATATGTATGAGAAGACAGCGGTGAATGGGGTTGGGTATGTTGAAACTCAGAAGATCGTTGCGACCCAGTTTGGATTTGAAGGTCAGAAGTTGGTTGAGAAGGTCGTTGGGTCCGGCAATTTTAAGGCGAATTCTGAGTTGGAGGCTGAAAGACAGCTTATGAAAGGTGGAGCACCTGTCGGGAGTGTGTGGATACCCGATGAGTATGTAGAGCCTATAGTTGATAATGAGACGGGCGAGGTGCTTGTTGAGGGGTACACGGTTTTGGGATATTGGACTGAGGGATCATGTAATTTTACGAACTCTTGCCCGATGGACTATATAAATTATACTAGGGCGGCTGAGTTCGAGTATATGCCGATATCTTATCAGACTGGGAGTTATGATGCGAAGTGGACGGACAAGTTGTGCGTTCAGAATTATAAGATTGGGGCTGTGATGACCGAGATGTACACGCATGCTGAGCATCTTGTTAAGAATACTGAGGTTAAGACGAGGGGATATCAGGATAAGTGCGCTAAGGATTGTTGCACAGGGGTGCTTGAGGCCAACGTCAATAGTAATGTGATTGGAGTGGCGCATATTGGGTGGCTGTCGCGCGATCCTGTGGCTGATGATGTACTGAATGGGAAGCATGCGGAGTATGGGCGGTCTATCGATGATATGACGGGCGTATTCTCCATTGAGAAGTTTATTCAATTGTGGGGGAATAGTTCGTGTAGTGAAATTTCTACAGACTGGCTTCCCTGCTTGTGATTTTGTTCAACTTGGGGATACATTTAAATAGTATCCCTTACACACTATTTAGTATGGAAGAAAATACTAAGATATGTGCGGACTGTGGAAAAAGAAAACCCCTTTCTGAGTTCTATTTAAATAAGAATGAACGTGATGGGCATTCTAGAATTTGCAAAATAGATGCAAAACTTCGCGAAGAAAAGAGACGTCGATCAAAGGGAATTTTACCAAAGAATAAAAATCGTGTGAGTGAAGACTTAAAAATGTGTAATACATGTGGATTAATAAAACCTATTTCAGAATTTTATAAACGTACCGACCGAGAAAATACTTATAGATTTGACTGTATAGAGTGTTATTCTAAAACATCTGAAGCACGTAGAAGATCAAATGGCATCGTGTCATATAAAGAAAATAAGAATTGTCATGCATATCTTGGAATACATGTAGCGGAACGAGTTTTATCTAATATATTTAAAAATGTAGTTAGAATGAAACTCGGTAACCCAGGATATGATTTTATATGTAATAAAGGATATAAAATCGATGTCAAAGCTTCTACTATGACTAAACGACCAGATGAGTCACCAAGATGGCAGTTCGGTATAAAAAACAATAAAATAGCAGATTATTTTCTATGTTTAGCTTTTGATAACATAGAAGATTTAAATCCACGACATCTATGGTTAATTCCTGGCAGCGCAGTAAATAACCAAAAATATATAACAGTATGCGAAAACACCGTTCATAAATGGTCCCAATGGGAAAAGCCTATTCGTGAGGTAAAAAGGTGTTGTAATGTATTAAAGAGAAAAGAGCGGAAAAAATAACACATATATAATTATTTATAAATTATTTAATGTGAGGTGTAACATGCCAGAATATGAAGCAGATGAAGAAAATTATTTGGACATTGATGGGATTTGTATATTTCCGTCTGAAGTGGTGACGAAGCCTGTTCAGGTCCGAATTGCATCGCCGTACATAGGTATAATGGATTTAGTTAAGTCGCTAATTGTGATCGGGAAGAATGGGCCGGAAGAGGTTCCATACTCGCGCGAGGCCAAGAAGATTATTGGTATTGTAAAAGATATACAGACTATCGAATGGATACAGAATACGTATGGTGGGCGGGGGTTGCTGTTTGCCAGCCCCGAAAATCCGGCCCTGATGTTGACGGTGAATGAGTGGGAAAGCAAGTATGGGACCGATCCTATCGGCCTTATTATGATGATGAGGCTGTGGTGGAACTCGATGGGGGGTGGTGTTCACACCCCATAGAAATAATTTTTTGAGGTGGTGTTGTGACAATAACTACCGAAGATATTATACAATATGTTAACGCATTCACTTTTTTAAGTTGTCAAACCGCCGCTGAATCAAGTGCAACAACAAACACTGATGCCGACATTTTATACAATTCACAATCTTCCAACCAGGGCAACTTTTTGCTATTTTATGGGATCGCAGATGCACAAATTACTTCTGATTTGGCTAAAAATTCCATCACAATGTCAGATGTGCAGAAGTTGCGGGCGTATGCCTACTTAATACAGCATCTGTGGGAGATGAAGTTTAAGGACTGGGATGCTAAAGAAACCAGCATCAACAATGATAAGGTTGTTAAAGGGGTGGCCGGTGTCACTAGCGGGCTGGCCGCCTATAATGAGTTGATTGCTGAGATAATCCGGGCTGGATCTTCTAGTGTGTTGAGTACGGGCATTGTTAGACATGCTGACGATATTTATTATCCGAGTGAGTTTAAGGATGTGCCGTTTGATGATGTTGAGATGGAAGTGATTTGATGTTGGTGGGCGGATTAACGCAAAAAATAACCGTTAATACCAAAGATTCTAAAATAGTTAATCAAATCGCAACATCAACGTTAACAAGTTTGCATGATGTGCCCGAGGATGGCGCAAATTTGCGTATAGATGTGGGGGGTGGTACAGATAATAGCGGGGTTGTTATTGTTAACGGGAATGTTGATGGTGTACCTACTGTTGAGAATGTTAGCTTCACGGCGGCCCGGTGGAAAATAACTAGTAATACGTGGGATGCTGGGGCATTAACGATAACGACTACGGGGTTTGTGGATGAGAGTGTGGTGCCCACCATAGAGATAACAACGTGTGACGCGGCGGGTAACCTGGTTGAATGGACCGTTGAAAAGACGTTACCTGCCCGGATTAGGTATGTTAGGGCGCAAGGGTTGGCGCTTTTATTGCAGGTCAAACAAGCTGGAATCTCAACGCCTGGCATGTGGGAAGTGTTGGTTGGAGGAAGCCCTGATGAGATTGATGAGGGTGTCGAGTTTACCATTGGTAAGATGAAAGGTGTTTATGTTGTGTATGGGCAGGTGCAGGAGCATATGCAACTTAATACTAATATGGTAGATTTTGTGAGATTTTATGCTGTAAAAAGGAGTGATTGATATGGTTGATGAAGAGATTGATAAGGAATATGAGTATCCTGATGATGTGGTGGAGATAAACCAACATCGATTTGTAGGTGTTAGGACTTTGATTTTGGCGCTTATTGCGTTGTTTGGGTATATTGGGGCGGTTTACTTGCCAGTGCTTGCGGGTACAGCTATTGACACTGAGGGATTATATAACTTAGCGATGATGGGATTTGCATTCTTCTTCGTTAAGACTACAATTCCGCTGCTGAAGTGAGGTGATATTATTACCGTTGATCCCACGGAAACGGTATTAAGTGCCGCAAATGGTGATTTTTTTCTCGTTTTATTGGGCGTTATGATAATGTTTTGTATTGGGATAGCTGGTTTTTTTGTTTATCAGATGCCTAAACAATGGGAAAAATCCACCGATCGAATTGTGGACAAACTTGTTAATGTTATAAATGAGACGCAAGATGTAAAAAACGCTGTGTGCGAGTTATCAAGAAAGTATGATGCACATGATGTGCAGGCCAAAATAATACTTCGCCTCAATGAGGATATAAAAGATAGTGTGAACGAGATTAGAAGGGTCTGATATGGGCACATTTGGAACATCATTCAGTTTGTTAAATGGTGCATTATTTGCTGGGTTTTTGAGTAGGATTGTTCCCGGCGTTGATGGTGCTATTGATGAGGCTGCCCAAGAAATTATAGATCTTGCAGTAAATGAGATCCAGAGTAGGTTATATCCGGGGCATGGATATCTTACGGGTGTACTCCATGATTCATATAGTGGAAAATATACTAAGTCTGGTACTAGTGTTGTAAATATTAGTATTGGGACAGATGTTTATTATGCCCCGTTCGTAGAATTTAAATGGGGTGGCAGATGTGCTCATTTCTTCCCCGCTATGAATGTGGTGGAGCCACAAGTTCCAGATATAATTAAAAAACATATAAATGGAGTGCTGGGGATAGGATAATGGTTACAACTGATTATGGGTTTTTGGTAGCGCTATCAAGGGCGCTTTCCGACGATGATATCCTCTTTGGGATGGTAGATGGGAAGTTTGAGATTGACTTCCCGGCCAAGAATGTATCGGAGAACTTGACTGGCGGTAACCAGACGATGATATCGGTGTCGCTCCCGAATGTGGTTACTAAGGCGCAGATGGGATATGATGCACATGGGTTAGTTCGTGCATCGGGGATGTTCCAGATTGATGTGGCGAGTGTCAAGGGTAACAATTCTAGGTATTGTAGAGAGGTTGGGAACAGAGTTAAAGTTCTCATTGAGGGAGATGTTGTTAAGACATTAGATAATACTTACGTGATTTATATCGATAGAATTAATGACAATTTGTTTTTTGATGAGGAAATTTCAGCGTGGCATTCAGCGATGATTGTGTATGGTTATTATTTAAAAAATAGTAAATGAGAGTGTTTTTATTTCTCATCTGGGAAGTTTAGTTTTGCGAATTTTCCATGTAGCTGCTTAGCTGCTTTATCATATGCTTTAGCTGCATCAATTTCATTTTCAAAATTTCCTAGATGATGTGATATATTATCACATTGTATTTTAGCACGCCATACGTTCATTGCTTTATACCAATGAACACCTTTGTATAAACTTGATGTAGTTTTGTCTTTTTTGGAAGCGTTTTTGTGATTTCCATGTTTAACTGATAGTCTGAGGTTGGCACGTGTATTATTTAATCCGTTTCCGTCGATGTGATCACAATGCTCTTTTGGGGAAAGTTCGCGATTAAGCATCCGACTTAAAATTATGCGATGCATTTGAATAGTTTTACGATTAGGTCTAGGTGTATAGCCGTATGCGTATACTAGACCGGGCCGATTATCATGTACCCAAGCAATCCAATTTTGGTTTGCTAGGTCTTGATCAATATCGTCGATGATACATATATATCCACGTGTTAACTCAATTTCTTGCATGGTGGTATGTATGTTTTTATAATATATAAAGTTTTTGGAGGTTATTAATATGGTATGGACGAATTCAATAAAATCAGTGAAGGTAGGTATCGCGAGGGAGGAGACAGCGGGTACTATTGAGAGTGCTCCTCAAGAATATGTGTATACTACTTCGGAGGCAGTTCTTGACCCGGTAGTTGATCAGGATGAATTGAGAGCGATGGGTTCTAGGGGATTAACGTTTACAGTTGATAAACCCTATCATATAACTGGCAATATATCGAGCTGGGCATTCCCCGAGGATAATGGTTTTGGACCAATGTTGTACGGGGCGTTTGGATCGGCTACTTCAGCGACCGTGACAACTGGTTGTTATATCCATAAGTTTAACGTGGTTGATACTCAGGTGCCCAGCTTTACCGTTTGGATGAAGACTGGTGTTTATGAGGTTACGGGTAGTAACTGCCAAGTAAATAAATTAGATATTAAGAATACTAAGGCGTCTATATTGGACTACTCTGCCGATATTGTTGGGTCACAACTTGCAACAGCGAGCACATTTGGCACTGCAACATATGTTTCGGGCGCGACTAAAGTGTTTAGGTCGTCTGGTGCTAAGGTGTATTGGGATGATGTGCTTTCTACGAACGTTGAGGATGTATCTATAAGTATTGATAATGGTATTGATCCTCAAGATGCTAAATCTCTTGGTGTTCTCTACGCTGATCATATTTTGGCGGGAGATAGAACTGTTAGCGGCGATCTTACAATTTTTGTGGAAAGTACTACTGAAATTAATGATTTCTGGGGTTCTACAACCGGCCCAATACTAAATAAAACAAAGATCCCAATTATGATAGTGTGGGAGTCTGCTGCTATAGTATCTACGGCTACTACAGTGGGTGCTACTATGAAGGTAGCTGGCGCTGGAACTGTATCTCTTACGTCCTCTGGGTCTTACAGTGGAACCGCTGATTATAAGCTGTTTGAGGTTAAGATAACCGAGGCTGGCGCATCAAATAAGATGTCTTGGCGGGCAAATGGTGGGGCATGGGCAACCGCTACTACTGTGACAACTGGGGCTATGGCTCTCAGTGATGGCGTAACTGTGGAGTTTAGCGCTGCAACTGGTGTGGCAACGTCAGATAGATGGTTCTTCTATGCAGGCAAGATTCCATACGCCTTTATAATGTATATGCCATCGGTAAACATTAATTCGTTTACGCCGGGTTCTACTGGAAATAGGTTGAATGCTAAGGTTAATTTTACGGCTGAAATTGATGGTACATCAGGGGTAGGATTTGATGCTATAGCATTTTTAATAAATACTGAGGCGACCGCTTATAGCAGCACGACGTAGATAAATTTTTATACTATGAAAATATTATAGTAATTTGGTGAAAATTATATGGGTAAAATGGAACAGCCAAATACTATAAAAGTACTTTTGGCCGTGTGTAGTCATCGCTCCATAGACGTATCATCGAAGCTGTCTATGGATGGGTTGATTACAGCGGTCCCAAAAGGCTTCAGATTGACCACTGTGGTAGGTCTAGAGGCCAGCATTGCCAAATCTAGGAGCACCTGGGCCACGATATTCCATCGGGGCACTGACAACGACATTTTAGCATTTATCGATGATGATGTGGCGTTTACACCTGCTGATTTTTGGAAGATCTGTAAGCATGCGTATGAGACACAGCAGATCGTTGGCGGGGTCTACATGAAGAGGGAATTTCCGCCCATCGCTATTGTTAAGACGCCCGATGGAAAATTCAATTTTGATGGGGAGATTCAGGAAGTTGAGGGGCTGGGCTGTGGGTTTATTGCGATCCCCCGCGCGGCAGTTGATGCGGTTGCTAAGGATTGTATATTGACGCATTGTGGGAAGTTTCATGATGGGAAGGAACTTTTGATTTATTATCCAATGTTTGCGGAGATTGTGGTGGATCAGAAGGATAATGAGGGGTATTGGCTGGGCGAGGATTATGGGTTTTGCTATTTGGCCCGAGAGAAAGGTTTCAAAATATTGGCTGATACGTCTATATTTTTGAAACATATTGGAGTATATGCGTACTCACCAAACGACTTAATGATTAAACGTGAGGTATAAAAATGTCAAAACGACTTAGAGTAGAAAAGGCAGATGCCAGGCAAGAGTTTGCCCGCTTTATGAAAGGCGCGAAGAAGTATGAGATCATTATTGAGTTTGAGAATCCTCAAACTGATGAGATATTTGAGGTGCCCATCATATATACTCCGGCCACCGCTTTCGATCTAGCGGCTATATATGCTGATTTTGATGCAGATGCTGACACAGAGGAACAGTTCGATTACTCGTGCGATGTGTTTAATTTCTGCATTGATAGGGCGTGTGGTATTAAGTTTGTGAATTGTGAGAAGGGCCAGGCCAATTATGAGGCGGGTGAAATATCCATTAGGGATCTGACGGTGGAAAATAAACAGTTGTTAGAGACGGCGTTCTCGCCTGGGGTTGGGAAAAGTGGACCCCAACTTGAGCAAAAACTTAAAGGTGCTCGCAGGCAAGTTGGCAAGGGAGTGTCCTGCAAAAACGCCGCTGGAATGGATGTTGGAGCCGCTTCAGATCTTCTTATTTAATTGGGAATGTGTTGAGGCAAGTTTAGTTGCGGAGGCGGATGCTGCAAAAGATGCCCAAAAACACGCGAGTAAAAAACAGCCCGAAATAGGCTTCGATGATTGGATGAAAGATATAGCGAATGAAAACGCGAGGAACTACAAAGAAGCTAAATATGGGATAAAGAAGAAACGTGGGTTGTCATAAAACAACCCAACCATTCATTTTTTATAATTATTTTGATATTTATTTGAACATTTATATTATTATATGGGGGTTATTATATGGCAGCTTATAATCCAGGCGGTAGCTTGGTATGGTCCGCAGCTTTGAACGTGACCGCCTTTCAAAGCGGTATTCAGTCAATGGTAGCCCAGATGGCGTTCGCTCAGAGAGCTGCTGCTGGTCTAGAATCGAGCTTAAAAAGTATTGCAGCAGTGACATTCGCTGGTCTTATTGCTGGCATCGGTGGGATAACTGCTGCCATTGCAACCTCCACCAAGGCTGCTGCTGATTGGGAAACTCAGATGATGGGATTAGCGCGGGTTGCTATTCCTGAATTTGATTATACAATGCCGGAAGGTAAAAAAGCGTTTACCGAATTTTCAAGAGCCTTCCAAGATATGTATATTGAAATTCCAGTCAAGAGTAGACCAGATCTTACAAAAGCAGCGGAGCCATATGCGCTGGCTGGATATGAGGGCGAAGCCCTCTACAATTTAACCGAGCAAACTCTTAAGATGGTTAAAGCTACAAATTATGAGGTAAGTCCTGATGATATTGCTAATATGGTTATAAAAAGCTCCCAGATTAATAGAGAACAATCAGGAATTGATATACAAGATCCCATTCTCAGAACTCAGAAGATGACAAAGTACTCAAGCGACATCATGGATAAAGTGCTTACGGTTGCTAATAAATATACAATTGGAGCTAAAGATTTAACAGATGCTATAGTCAATGCGAGTGGTTCCGCAGTTTTACGTGGTACTGCTAACGATATTGATTCTCAAATTGCATTTTATGCTTTGATGAATCAGTATGGTATCCGCCCCGACTTGATGGGAACTGCGCTTACATCTTCAGTATCAACTGCTGGATTAGCAGGTGAATCCACCGCTAGAATAGAAAACGCTCTTTCTAAAATAGGAATGCAAACTAGGGATGCCGAAGGCAAAAAGATAGCGGAATTTAGTAGGGCTGACGTCGCATCAAAGTTATTGGGTGTTACTAAAAGCCAATATGAAAAGATGGCAGAAGAAAATATGGGTGAGACACAAATTCGCCTTCTTGATGCTATTGAATCATTAGATGTAGATAGATTAACTAAAAACGCTCTTGGTACTGGATTGTTTGGTTCTTATGCTGGTCGAGAGTTTTCCAAGTTGGGCGCAGGCGGCGCATTAGAAACCTTCAGAGAAATTCAAGATGTTTCAAAAAGTAGCGGTGGTGAAGTAAATCGTGCATACACAAACACCATACAAACTCTTAATGATCAATGGGACTTAATGGAGCAACGTTTGTTCTCTGTTAAAGAGGTGTTTGGTGAAATATTTACGGGGCCGGTTTTAAACGGTGTTAAGGGATTTTCGGAGAGTTTAAAAGGTGCTGTACAATGGTTGCAACAAATAGTAGACAGCAGTCGCAATCTTGATGGAACTGTTAACACTTGGGAAGCAGTTGGAAAAGTTGTGGATGGTCTTAAAAAGAAATTTGTAGATTTGGGAGGAATTGATCTTCTAAAGGCGGGCGGTATAACAGCGGGCTTACTTCTTATTGCATCCAATGCTGGAACTGTAGTTGCAGCGGTTTCGAAGATACCTGCCGCATTTGCAGCTATATCCGGTCTAATAGCACCTGTTATAGCGGGAATATCGACTAGTTTATTGGGGTTGGCTACTAGAGTATCGGCTGCATTTGCAGGGATAAACATAGCGCCGTTAATAGCTACTGCTGGGTCAGTTGTTTCTGCTATAGCTGGTATTGCAGTTGTTGCTGGAACAGTATCACTTGGCTTAGCAGCAATCGGCTACTCGCTCGCGCCCGAAAAATTCACATACTTCAATCAGGTTGCATCTGAAGCTTTAAATGGTGTAGCAACTGTTGCTCGCCAGGTATATGATGATATATCGAGGGGCGATTGGGGAGCCGCAGGCGACCATCTTAAAACAGGTTTTACCAATGCTATAGCTTGGATTCAACAGATTAATTGGAGCCAACTTGGTGGTGAAATCGTCACCATGATAGGCGATGGTGCTAATGCTGTTATAGGAACTGCTCTTGATCTGGCTGGATGGATCTATGATAATCTGAATAGTTGGGCGACTGACGGAGGCCCCCGCAAATTAGGCGAGTCTATAGGCACTTTCATCGAAGATGGCTTTAAAACTATATCTACAACAGATTGGGGCCAATACATAGATGATGCCATAAATATTGCATCGGATTGGGTGGCGCTTGGCTGGGACATCATAAGTCAGATAGGGAGTGGTGTTTTAAGTGGAGTTTCATCTGCATTTGCGCCTGCTGCACATTCAATAGTGGAAGTATTTTATACTGCTGTATATTCAATTGAAGGTGCCTTTGCTAGATTGTGGAATACTTTATTAGTTAATGGTGTAAATACTGCTAGCCAAATTGGAACAGCATTTGCAGCTATCGGACAATCATTAGATAGTGCTGTAACTACTGTACGTGATCAAGTAGATACTTTAAAAAATAATATACCTGGATTATCATCATCTGGTGGGTCTAGTGGATCTAGTAAATCTAGTAGATCTAATAAAAATCCAAGTGGTTATTATGATGATAGTAAAGTCTCTGTTAAAGCAAAAGAAGCATCATCTACTTATACACCACCATCTACTGACTATGCACATAACAGTACAATTATAAATAAAGACCAGAGTATGGAATCTATTAATCGAAACACTACTTCATTATCACCAGAAGTAGACGCTGCGGCTAAAGCTATAACCGAGGCATGCAAAAAACCAGTTGGTTATATGACAGGTGGCAAAGGTATTATTGCTGATGAACTTAAACCAGTATACGATGAAAGTGGTAAAATTTCTGCATATATAATGACAAATTTAAGAGGGCAACCTATAACAACAAGTGGGCATGAACAATGGTCTGTTGAAAATATGCAGAAATATGGAAAATATTTAATGGAATATGAAACTGATCCAAGAGGAGCAGCAAAAATAAGAGCAGATGAACTTATACCATTAGAAACTTTTCCAAAAGAAGTAAAAAAAGCATCAGATGAAGCTGCTAAAATTACTACATCTGGTGCTACATCATCAGCAAACATTTTTAAAAATGGTATATCTGAAACTAGTGCATCGTTTGGCAATAACATGCAAAATACTGCTAAATATGCATCAGAAAAAACAATTTCAGCATCAGATTTTGTAAATGCAAGCCGTATAAATAATGTACTAGAAACAAATGCTATGACTAAGCAAAATGTAGCTGAAAGTTATAGTCCTGTTAAAATCGGATTAACTGCCTCCGGCCAAGAAATAGCAGTGATTGGTAAAGTAGCTCAACAACAGTTTGAAGCATCCGGTAATAAATGGGTAGGAGATACTCAAAAATCTGGATTTAGTTTCTTTACAGATGCTACTACAGGTGGTAAAAATGTTGAGTCTGGTGGTAAAAATGCTGAGAACAGTTTGATCACCGGCGCGAATGCTATTGATTCCGTGGCCCAAAAACTCAGAAATTTAGAGTTTAGGTTTGGAGGTGGAACTGGCGGCGACGGTGATTCAGGAAAGAAAGGATCTAAATACGTTGATCCTATTATTGATAGGCTTGGGTCTGTGGCAGGTAGTGTACTGGGCGGATTTTTACCGTCTGGACTGTTTAAATCCAGTGGCACTACGACGTCTACCCCCGATACATTAAATGTTGATAACTTTGAGGACATGACCTGTATGGGTAACCGAGTAATGGTTAATGCCCTGAAATATACTCCACCGGGCGGGGAAACTACCTCATATAATCCAATGGATTCGGTTTCTATAAGGAGCGCCAGCAATGTTGAAGGCACTTTCACAGATATGACATGTATGGGTAATACGATTACCATACCCGGTCTAAAATACACTAATCCATATGGAACAACCTCTTACATAAATCCATCAGAATATATATCTGGTGGGGGTGTCATGGATTATCAACAGGCCTCCGCGAAGAAAGCCGGTGAAATAACAACAAGCGCCGCTAAATCTAGTGCAAATGTTCAACGTGAAGCAGCAAATTATACTGCACAAACATCTAGTGCCATAAATGCTGCTAACTTTGATTATAATAGATATTTATTAGCAATTGAACAAAACGCTGCTATAGAAAGAGGCGACCTATGGATAAATAATGTCGCATTTACTAGTACAGCATGGGGAACAGGTGTTAAGGATAGCTTGTATGATTTTAGTAAAGTACGTGATGAAAGTGTTGATCAAGCACTTGATTATTTGAGTTATCAAGCAACCACTCATGATAAGATCTATACTGACAATCAAAAGATAATAGAAGAAGGCAACAAACTCATTGGGGAACTAACAGGCGCTACAAACGCTATGGGTGGCTTAGCTAGTAAAATAGAATCTGCTGGTAATAATCTTGGATCAAGTTTATCATCTGCACTAAGCGGTTTCCTCGGTGGTTATGGCGGAGGCGGTGGATATATTATGGGTGGATTTGGTGGGACTTCTAAGGGCGGAGGTGGAGCTTGGGTAGGTACACTTCCAACACCGAGCTGGTCTGGCGTCGCAATAAGTGATTATGTTAGAAGTAATCCATCAGGTAGTAATTGGCAAGGGTCATCGTTTTCTTGGGGTGCTAAAGGTTCCCTGATTGAAGAACCGTCTAGGATTATTGCGGGCGAAAAGGGCCGGGAATTGCTTCTTCCCAACTATCTTACTGAGTTGTTCCTTAAGTTGGCTGCAATGGGCTTCAATAATAGATCTAATGGTGATGGCAACATCATAACAATTGTTAATATCGATGGGAAGCAGATTGAGAAAATTGTGTCTAAGCGACAAAAAAGCAACTTGAATCTGAGAGGACTCAAGTTGCACTAATTTTTTAAGGTGATTTGATGCAATATTGTACACGAAATCCTGCGATTAAAAAACCGGAACTCAGTGATGCCCCAAGTATCATTGATATAAATGATAATATGGATGTAATTGATGGTATCATTAGTAAAAACAATTTCAATGGGGCGGTTGATCCTGGAACTGGTGATGATGTAGGGGATGGATATGCTGTCAATTCTCATTGGTGGAATACTACGGACCATAAATTATTTGTGGCTGAAAGTGTATCAACTGGCGCGGCAGTTTGGAGACAGGTATATCCAGCTATCACTCCTGCTGTATATGATGTAATTGTGTATCAATCCGGTACATCCATATATGCAGTTGAAGCAGATACTACACTGGTTGATAGTGGAACTGTTGGTACGGATGATACAGATGTTATTAATGCTGCAATTGCAGCCTGTCCTCAGAATGGTACACTTTTTATTGATTCCGGTACATATACATTAAAAGCTGATACAGTTTTCTATCTTAATGGTGGAACGTCTAATCCATATTGGGTATGTTTACCAATTTTAGATGGTAAAAATATCCATATATTTGGGGCAGGCATTGATTCAACAATTTTAAAATTAGCTAATTCTCAGCATGATACTGATCATCCGGTAGTTATGATATTATGCCGGGAAACAGATATAGCCGATCCAGGATTTACTGCTTTTACATTAGCTGATATGACTTTAGACGGCAATAAAGCCAATCAAACTAAATGGTATTATGATGGGGCTGGATTGATTTTAACAGGTTCTACACGATCAGGTGGACGATATTATAATCTCAAGTTAAAGAACTCGCATAATACAGGTATTTATTTGGGAAACAATGGGTCCGGTATGGAATCTAATAGTTTTTTACATAATATTTACGTTGAAAATCCATATGCAGAAGGTATATTTTTAGATTCGGCCCAACAAATAATTGTTTCCGATTGCACCTGTATTGGAGATAATACCAATGGTAAGAGTGGATATCAGGTCGGTCTTTATGTTAATGGTAATACAGATTATCAAACTCGGTCTAAAGATCATATATTAATTAATAATATTAATTGTATTGGATCATCTGTTAAATTTTGGTGTATCAATGATTGTGTAGCATCTAACATAATCATGGATACTGAAGATTGCGCTGCTGAATCTGGATGTCTTATTCATAGTTGTACTGGATTGAGAATAACTGATTCTGTATTTAGATCTAATAGAACTACAGCAAATTCTTATGGCGGGGCCACTTACATAGATTCAAATTCATATGGTAATACAGATGGGCCAACTGATGTATATTTTGATAGTTGTGAATTTGACGGATATTATGGGATTCATATTTTAGGAGCTGCTGTAGCAACTGTTAAAAATAGTATTATTAGGGCCGCACATGATTGTATTTATAGTAAAGATGTTACTGAAGCCACTACTGCAATTACACATGTATTAAATTCTAAGATTATTCCAACTGTTAATATTTCCGAAGTTTATACTGGCGCGACTGTAAATTTGATTGGATGTGTATGTGATGTGGCCGGTACATTTAGTACATCTGGCACATTAAACATTATTAATTGTTATGGTACTGGATTATTTTCATATAATACTCCAATGGATGGTATTTATGCACAGGCTCTATTAAACGGATCATTTCAAATTAATCAGCAAGCAGTTGCTACTTATACATCTGAAACAACTCCTGCTAATAATGATGATACGTATCTATTAGATCAATGGATTTTACTTTCAGATGGTAATGATATTGTAGATGTTTCTCAGGAAACATCTGTTGTTCCGACTGGATCTCCTTCTGCTATTAAATTTGAAGTTGAAACTCCGAATAAGAAATTTGGAATTTGTCAAATAATTGAAAATAAAGATTCTATAAAGTTTGCAGGTAATAGAGTTAGTTTGCAATTCAAAGCAAAAACTGTTAATGATAAAGTTATTAAAAATTTAAGAGCAGGTATATTGTCATGGAATGGTACTGCAGATGCTCCTACAAGTGATATAGTTAGTACTTGGGGGGCCGAAGGTGCTAATATTACTCCATCTACAAATTGGATATTGGAAAATACTCCATCTAATTTAGCATTATCTACTTCAACTTGGACTACATATAAAATTGAAAATATATATATAGATACAGCATCGATGACCAATCTAGCAATTGTTATTTGGGTAGATGATACTGATGCAGCAGTTGATGATTTATTGTATATAACTGATGTTCAATTGAATAATGGAATTGTTTGTACGCCATATAGACATATAAAATTTATTGATGATTTGAGAGCGTGTAAACGATTTTATGAAACATCTTATCAATATGGTACTGCACCAGGAACCGCAAATACTGGTATAGGTATGGAATTATGTGTAGGAATTACTACTGGAACCGCTACTTATATTGGGAGAGGATTTGAAGTACCTAAACCAAAAGCAACTGTTATAACAATATATAATTATCAAGGAACAATAAATAAAGTAAACGATACTGGATCGACTGAAATTGGTACAACTGTAGTATCAGCAGATACAGAACGTAATTCATTACGCAAACTAATAGATTCTGCAAATCCGTTTATAGCAGGATCATTTTATCAATGCCATTGGATAGCAGATGCGAGGTTATAAATATGCGAGGTTATAAATATGGTTGATAGATGGTTTATTCGATTGGATGCTTCCAATAATGTTATACATGGATTCTCAGATGATTTTGAATCTCCTCAAATAGGGGATATACAAATACCTGGCAGGGGCAGAGGTTTCAATATAGAACTTTTTGATATAAATGGTAAGCCACGTTGGAAATGGAATGGTAATACAATGGTATTACGAACCGATGATGAAATGTATACCCTCGCAGAAGTAAAAACTATTCAAAAGGAATTGATACGTGAACGGGTCAGATATACATTTAATAAACGATATGATTCAATGGATATTGCTCTTGCTATATCTCAAGTATCAACAAACGGAACAAAATATCAAAACTTAGTAACTGATATAACTAATTGGGTAGCAGCTAGAACAACAGCGTTAAATGCTGTAGATACTGCTACAACTAAAGCTGCTGTTCGTGCTATCAAATTTCAAGTCCCAGGATAGATCTTCATGCTTGTTACTATCAATGGAGTCAATCAATTTGATACTTATACATGGCAAGATGTATTAAATTTAGGTACTTGGCAAGAGGTTCTTCCATATACATGGTATGAATTGTTCGTAGAAAGTAATGATATATTAATGGAATCTCCTACACCTGAAGTCAATCTATCAGTTAATAAAAGGTGTACAGCATCATTTACTATATTAGATATTGGAGCACATAAACATTTCAAAAAGGGCCAGGAAGTAGAAATATATTCATCAATTGGGTATAAAGTGTTTGGAGGATATATCGATAGTAGTTCGGAGCGATTAGTAAGTGGCCGCGATGTAATAAAACATTCGATATCGTGCACCGACTATCACTATTTAGCAGAAAAACGTATTGTTGCTAAAGCTTGGCAAGATACCACCGTCGAAACAATTGTTAACTACGTTCTCGATCAATATCTTGAGGCAGAAGGTGTGACCCTCGGGGAAATCCAAGCTGGGGGAACCGTCACCCAATATATTGCCAATTATATAAGTGCGGCTGATGTTCTTGATCAGATGGCAGAACGAGCCGGATTTATATGGTTTATTGATGAATATAAAAGGTTATATTTTGTTGATAGGACCAGCTATGCGGCAGAATGGGATCTCATAGAAACCGACGACTTCCTCATCGAGGATGCATTTTCCGGTGTGAGTGTAACCCACGCTAATCCCGAATATAGAAACCGCCAATATATTATAGGAACTTGGGAAGAAACCGACATCCAGACTGAGTATGCTAAAGGTGATGGACAAACTACTTCTTTTCCAGTTGCTTATAAACTTGGTGGAGAACCAGAAGTTTATGTGTCAGTGGGGGGTGGAGATTATACTTTAAAAACGGTCGGTAAGAAAGGCGTAGATACTGGGAAGGATTGGTATTGGGCCAAAAATGACCAAATAATTTCACAGGATTCTAGTGCTACCGCTCTAGCCGAAACTGATGTTTTGAAGATAGTATATACCGGCCTTTATCAAATAGTGGTAGTAACTAGCGATTTTGCTGAGATTATTGATAGACAGACTGTAGAAGGCGCGGAGTCTTCTGGGATAGTGGAGAACGTTCGCTCAGATACCTCGTTGTCGAGCCGTATAGCAGCCCTGGAAGAGGCTAACGCCATCCTTGATGTATATGCGATGGAAGGTAAGAAAGTCGAGTACACGACCTCTAGGGATGGTCTAGCGGCAGGTGTACTCCAACACATAAAGATATCCAAGCATGATATTGACGATGATTGCCTAATAAGCAATATAACGTTTCGATATACCAATCAACAGGATTACTATGATGTGGTTGCTTATACCGGGCCAGTTGAAGATGATTGGGAAGACATTTTCATTAAATTGAGTGATATACAAAAGAAAATGGCTAGTCCCGATGATGTTAGCACATCGGACGTATTATTAGTTCTCATAACGTTTACTAAGCTGTGGACGGCTATCGAATCGCCTAATATTTGGCAGGTAGTTTATGCAGACGGTACAGAAGATGCATCTGAGGCGTGGTTACCATGCTTTGAGGATAGCGACCGAATAAAATATCTGGTGCTTAAAAAGAGTGGGGCTGAGATTTTCAGAATGTATCGAACGGACCAAACAACAACGAGCGATTCAATAGTTACTACATTTATAATACCGTCTGGGTCTGCCAATGGAGAGATTGATCAGGCCGTTTTGGTGGGTGGGGATACTGCGACAATTACCCCCGGAACCGGCATCGAAGTAGAAACTCATTCTTTCATATATACTAAAAACTCACTGGAAAGTTTACAACTACAGTTTACAAGCAATAAGTGGAGTTGATAATTTGTACACTAAGACTTCCTGGCGCGAGCACTCGATGACGGAATCTGCCAAAAATGCCGCACTGACCAATCTAGAGTGTATTTATGATGAGGCGGTTTCTTACATAAATAGCATCACCCACGCCGAGCGATATTATACAAAAGCTGAGTGCGATGCGAAGTACATAACGGCTGCTAATGATGGTTCTGGGTCCGGGGTTATTTGTGAAACGCTGGATGGACTTACGGCCCAACAGATACTTGATGCTGGTATAGATACTGGCACAATTTGTATTTGGAGTGGGTCAGAAGCATCCATACCGGCTGGATGGTATCTATGTAATGGGTTAAATGGTACTCCAGACCTTAGAAATCGATTTGTTATAGCGGTGGGTGATGATCACGCATATGGGACTACAGGTGGAGCTAGTCACAAAATTTTATCTGCGGCGTCTATTGCCGTTGGAACTCACGCAATAACCGCCAATGAATTGCCCTCCCATTACCATTCATATATCGATGATTATAAAGGGGATTCGGGTGGTGCTGAAGGTGTATTTTCTCACTATGGCACATCTTATGATGTCGATTCTGCGACCACTGAAGTTGCATCAACGCCCCACGGCCATAGTGGATCATATTTTACTGGCGGATATACCGACATCAGGCCCAAGTTTTATGCACTTTGTTTTATAATGAAAGGATGATAAAAATGGCATATACAAAATTTCATGATCCCTGGGAAACAACTCATTATTTGTCGGGCAGAGCATTCAATCATATTGAGTCGCAATGGGATGAGATAAAAAAGGATGCTGACGAACATAATCACGATACCCAACATTATACTAAGACTTCGAGTGATTTAGACTTTTTTACCACCTCATACTACACTGGATTTGACGCTGATACACTGGATGGTTCTCATTATACTGATATCATAAATGAGGGTTTACCAGTCGGTGCTATAGTAATATGGCATGGCGATTCAGATACTATTCCTACTGGGTGGTATATATGCAATGGGCAGACAATAGGAGCAGTTACAACCCCCGACTTGCGTCAACGATTCATAGTGGGCGCGGGTACTACTTATAATGTTGGCGACACAGGGGGCGCAACCTCAACCTCAGTTACGGCATCATTTACGGTTACTGCTCATGCTATAACGGCTGATGAGATGCCAATTCACACCCACACTTGGCAAGACCATACAAATGGAGTTGCCGGAATATGCTACTCACCTATTCCTTCAACAGGCCCACTTGGAACCGCATTAACGATGAATCGTACTACTGGATATGCGGGCGGGGGTCTGGGTCATACTCATACTGGAAACACCATAACCTTCGATGATATAACATACGAACCATACTACTATTCTCTTTATTATATAATGAAGGTGACATAATGGGATACATAAAAAATTATACCACCTGGACGAGCGCCAACAAAATAACCACAACCGAATTAAATAACTTTGAAACTCAATATAGCGAATCATCCTCTCATCTATCATCTCATGTTCATACAGATGATTATTATACAAAAAGTGAAATGCTTGCTAAATTCTGGGGAGTTGATAATGATGGAAGTGGGTCGGGTGCGGATGCCGATTTGATCTATTATTCGGGTGGTAACCTCCACATAGAAGATTTTGATGGGTTAAGTGTTCCAACTGGCCTAATCATAATGTGGTCGGGGGAAACGGTTCCTGATGGTTGGCACCTATGTGATGGTACGTCTGGCACGGTGGACCTCCGCGATAGGTTTGTGGTTGGCGCAGGCACTGGCTCAGATTACAATGTGGGAGATACTGGAAGTGGTACTCACACCATAGTGGGAGCGGTTACAATATCGGGGCACTCTCTTTCAGCCGCAGAAATAGCAGGCCATCAACATTCAATGAAAGATAGATCTTCACGGCCTAATTCTGGTGGATGTGGATATAATTCGGAAGGCAGTGGTTCACAGCATCCAAATGCATATTACAATGTTGATAACACTGGAGACAGCGATATTGGGAAAGCTACCG